GGGGGAGAGGGCGTTGGTCGACGACACATGGGTGTCGTTTCGTTCGGCACTGCTAGCTGCTACAAGCGTGGAAGAACCACACGCTCGAAGTTCGCAGCATGCAGTTGCCGGCGGATTCGACCTTCGCCAGCGCACAGGCAGATCTGCCAGGAACGGGCTCCGCCGCTTTGCGCGCTGGCTGGTCAGGACGGCGGGAACCTACGGTGCCGAGTGGACGGTTAGGCGCGTGAAGGCTATTACAGCCTACATGCGTTGGGCCGCCGTCGACTCCGAGGACACGCCTCCTGTTGTGCCGGAGGGGACAATTGGGCGGACGCCGGATGGAGGCTTTGATCCTACCTTCTTCGCGGGCGTCCTGTCCTTCCTCCGGTACAACACCAGCCAGCGTGGCCGGGTCCGGTGGTACCAGATGTCGCGCCTTGGACGTGCTCTTCCGGCGCCGCCACCAGCAATGGTGGCAGCAGCCGTTGATCAGTATTTCAAGGACATGTCGACTCCGGTCCCGCCGGATCCCGGCCTTGCGGCGTCGCTCCGAGCCTGGACGGTAGATTGGGCGGCACACCGCCGGCTTGAGGACCTCGTCGGCCGAGTCGGGTTATCCGGCTCGGCCTGTTACGAGTTCTCCCAAAAAGCCGGCGGGTCTAATGCCGCCTTGTCCGCCGTCCTGCGCGCTTGGGCTGAGATGGAGGTGACTTCTGCCGACTACTCGGACCGCATTTCTGCGGACCGACTGTCGGCGAGCGGTCGCCGCCTCTTAGCCCTCTCTCCCCGGAGGCGGTTCGAGGTAGAGTACATCGGGACTTCTCCTGACTCGTTCGCTCCGGTGGCCAGTGGGGCCACCATGGGTGAATTCGCAGGACGACGGATTGTCCCGGATGAACTCCTCGTTCCGCGCTCCCTGGACGAGGCTGATCCTGAGGCTGTGGGCAACATGCTTAGGGACGCCGCTGTCTGCCACCTTGCGCTCTCTGTTGCCGGGAGCGGCCTATCGGCCGCCCCGGAAGACATGAACGCTTGGTGGCGGATTAACGACGCCCTGCCGCATGGGGCCCGGGCCCCCGATTTGCCGGCGCTGGCCCCACCTTGCCAGCCTGTCTGCTTGGCAGAGCGTGGATTTAAGACGCGTATGGTGTCGAAGCACCTCTGGAGTGAGGTGTTTCTAGGCCATGTGGTCAAGTCCACTCTGCTGCCGCTCCTTGCCCAGGACCCGCGTATTGAGCCCTCCTTGCGGGGGGCCCATGCCGTGGGCTGGGGTGAGGAGCTGGACGAGCAAGACTGGTTGGCGAGTGTGGGTGCCAGGGGGCGGGAGTCGGACCTGCGCGCGGTTGAGGCCATGGAGAAACTCGCAGCGCGCGCCGGCCTGGGCGCCACCTTTTGGAAGTCGGCGGATCTCTCTGCCGCTACCGATAAGATGGCGCACTGGGCCGTGCGCGCGGTGTGCGAGGGTCTCTCTGAGGGGCTTGGTGCCAGTCGGAACTGGGCAGCCACTCTTGGCCTTGCCGCGAGGCCCCATACCCTGCAGGCTGAGGGCAAAGAGGATGTTGTCACCAGGATCGGGACCTTTATGGGTCTACCGTTCTCCTGGTCCATCCTCTGCCTCTTCAACCTGTGGGCTTGGGACCTTGCTTGGTCCTCGGCCTTGGACGGAGGCGAAGACGTTGATGTCGGCTGCCGCGCTCTACGGGAGGCCCCCCTTCCCAGGGGGGTCACCCGGAGCGTACGGGTCTGTGGCGACGACCTCCTTGGGAGGGCGCCAAAGCCCGTTGCGGCGGCGTACGACACCATCATCGCCCGGACCGGGGGGAAGAAGTCTGTCGGGAAGGATTTCTTGTCTGCCAGTGGTGCAGTTTTCACCGAGGAGTTCTTCCTCGGGCACTCTTTGGCGGACATCTTCCACATCCCGACTATTCCCCTCCGGTCTTTCGTCCTTAGGCCGCCCGCCCCCAAGGCTGGGACCGAACCAGCCTGGGCCTTGGTGGGGAGGGCTATATCGGCTGCCCTGTGCGTCCTTCCGTTTGAGCGGAGAAGATTGCTCTCCCG